AAGTAGCAGAACCCCAAGAACCGCTCGCCTTCGGGCCATATATGTCATCATCAGTTGTATCAATGTAAAAATCACCATCTACTCCAGTACCACCTGAAGGAGCACCTGTCCCATTCAATACGGTGTTGCCGTCAGCCCCAGCGGGGCCTGTTGCCCCTGTTGCTCCAGTGGCTCCGTCAGCACCATCAGCACCATCAGCGCCTGCCGCTCCAGTCGCCCCAGTCGGACCTTGAGGGCCAGTAGCGCCTGTTGCCCCAGTCGCACCTGCAGGGCCAGTTGGTCCATCACGTAAAACAAAATCAAACGTTGCCGCAGAAGAAGTTCCACTGTTCGTTACAGAAGCAGTGCCACTATTGTCAACACTAGAAGTTGTACCAACAGCAATTGTCGCTGCAGCGCCTGCTGCTCCAGTTGCCCCAGTCGCACCAGTAGCACCAGTAGGTCCTGTATCGCCTTGAGGTCCTTGAGCACCAGTGTCACCTGTTGGCCCAGTAGGACCTGTCGCACCTGTCGCGCCAGCAGGTCCAGTAGGGCCATCTCTTAAAACGAAATCAAAAGTAGCGGCACTAGACGAACCACTATTAGTAACAGAAGCAGTGCCAGAATTATCTACACTAGATGTAGTCCCAACAGCAATTGTTGCAGCGGCACCATCAGCACCTGATGCTCCAGTTGGGCCAGCAGGCCCAGTCGCACCAGTAGCACCAGTTGCGCCAGTAGCGCCAACAGGACCTTGTGTTCCAGTTGAACCCGTTGCCCCTTGTGAAGCGAAAGTTTGCCAATAACTATTATCAGCAGGAGTTTGACCCGTAGAACTAGTTCTTGCAACATATGAAGAACCGTTATATGCAACAACATCTCCTGTTGCATAAGCAGTCGCTGCATCCCATGTTCCCCTGTAATTGGGGGAATCAGACAATGAAACAGTTACATCAGGTCCTAAATTTCTTGAAAAATTTAAATCAGCCATCAGTAATCCAAAGTCACATCTATATACGGAGCAAAAATTGTGGTGTGGTCTGTTAAAGCAGAATAAGAATTATCTGTTCCTCCAGTGGAAGAAAACCCAGACGTTTTAAGCGCTATCCACAACTCTTTACTAGCCAATGCAGAACCCAAAGCAGTAGGTAATGTGAATTCACGATATGTGTTACCTGCCCAAGAATCAGGTCCAGAAGAAGAACCAGTAAGAGTAGCCATGTTCGTAGTATTTATATCGTCATCGGCATCTCCAGAACCTATAGTTCCGTCCCATTGCCCCATGTACCAAGTGTCACCAGTTCCAGTAGTTGAATAACCGCTTCCACTCATTCTTAAAAGAGTCACACTCAAAGCAGTAACTGTAGGTCGTATCGCTAAAGCCTCACCAAAATTGATACCCGCAGTATCATCATCGTCGGTAGTGAAGTCGTAGACAGTCATATTGTCACCGAAATTGTTGTAAGCGCCGACACGCAAATCGCCAGTGGCGGAACGCCACCCAGAAGGCCGCCACGCCCTAGAGTTTGTGGCATAAAACCTATAGGAAACAGGATCAGATTTAGACCAAGCAGTTGCCCAAGTTGAACCATTATGGTATTTAACATGAGTTGGATTCACCCAAGTGGTTCCGTTGTGATACTTAAATGCTGTACCGTTTGGAACTTGCACCCACGCTGAACCGTTATGGCGGTGCAACGTAGCCATTACGTCTGAATCCAGAGATCGCCTTCAACACCACTAGGCTCAGTACTATCAATAGTTACTTTAGCGGTATACGCTTTAATAGCACCAGAAGTCATAAGAGAAGTATCATTATCGGCAAAAGTTCCATCACTTTTTTGAATACTGCTGATTACAGCCGCCCCACTAGAAATAAGTCCTACAGTTATTGATTGTTCAAATTCCGCTGGGCCATCAACTAAAAAAGTAGTTAAAGCAGTTTGATTACCGAATTTAACTTCCCCACCATCATTATTTATATGCAAAAGACCAGCAGTATTTGCATCAGACTTTGCCATAATCTCATTGGCATCAAACGCTAAATGATTTCCAGTTCCATCTCCACCAACAATTAAAGAACCAGTTATTCCTGATAAATCCACATCTTGAGTCGCTTCGCACCAAACTCTGTCTTTTAACTTTGTTCTACCGTCTGCTACAACAAGAGTGTCTGTAGCACTTTCACCAGTAATCGTTAATTTTTCTTCAGAAGCATCCCAAACAAAATGATCGCCTTCATTTGCAGAATAAAACGTAACATCTTGCCCTGAACCATCTGAACCAACTGTCACAGTTCCAACTAAAGAAGTATTTCCATCAACATTCAACTTGTATGATGTATCAGGTGAAGAAGTACCGATTCCAACAACATTCCCTTCTGAATCAACAAAAAAAGTATTGCTATCTACCGTAAAATTATCAGCAACAGTTAATCCACCAGTAATATTTCCACCTGCAGTGGCTAATTTATTCCCTAATTCCGTATGAATCTCTGTGAAATTAGTGTTTACATCACTGGCGACAATCGGAGTTCCAGCGCTAAACGTATTCGTTGGTGATGTCATCTTGTACTCCTAGGACGGAACGAAAACCCTAAAGCATTCAATTCCCATGTATTATTAGTAGTTGGCCCTTCTACCTTTACACTTACAGCCATCGCTGTCCCAAGATTAGGGTGTTTACCAAAGTCTGTAGCCGTAGATTCAGCGACAGAAGCCCAAACACCATCGCCTGAAGTACCTTCAGTGTTTTGCCATTCAGCGTCATCCCAAACAGAAGTAGAAGAACGACCAGTGATACTTACAGTAAAACTTCTGTAAATATCAGCAAAATCGTAATCACGATAAACCTTAACAGGTAAATCAATCGTTGAATCCGCTAAAACTACAGTTCTAGCACGACCCCAACGCTTTTTTACCATAGGTGTTTTAGCAGACACCCAAGAAGTTGTGTAATGAGAAGAAATATGTGTATCAGTAGCACCATCTAATTGATCAAAGTTTTGAGTATCTTGTTCTAACTTTAAAACCCTTTGCCCATAAGTAGCGACAAGATCAAGAGAAGAACTAGAAGGATTATAAGAATACATAACACCTGCAGGTATCGTATGTAAAACCCATGAACCTTTTTTATTCAAAGATTCATCGTAAACAAAAAGCCTTCTTTCAGCAGGATCAGACCACTTCACAGAACAATAAACCCGTCTATCCGCATATGCCAAATGCGGGGCTTCAGTTAAATCAATACGACCATCATCAATAGCAGGAGCAATATTTTCAAATACATAAGACAAACCATCTGATTTATAACGGTAAACGCCTTCATTAGCGAACCAAAAATAAACAGAAGTCGGTGTAGCGACAGGAGAAGAATCTAATTCACATCCAACACTGTTAGAAACTTGATGCAATTGGAAACTATCAGTGTCGTAGCCAACCAAAGCATGAATTGAACGATGTTTAAAGACTAATAAACGATCTCCAAAAGGAACCAAAGCAGTAATTCTGTCTCCGTCTTCCCCAACAGCAATGTCTACATAATGATCTGTATGCCAATCCTCACCTTCATTGATATGAGACCAACGTAAACGGTTGTAATGACGTTCAGAACTTTCAGTTGTGTCTGCTACCCAAAGATGATTATTCCAAACAGCAATATGAGTAGCAATAGGCATATTGCCACCTGTTACCACTAAAGAATCATTAAAAGACTGTGTTAAACGAGAAGCAGACGATCCGTCCCATTTCAAAGGTTGATCAGTACCGTTCTGAGCATAAGAAACGTTATTAAAAGTAACTCCACGACTGCGAGTAGTAACAGTATTAACAGCAGGTTGGCCTCCACCACCAAGCAAAGATGTATAAGAACCCCCTGATGAATAAGAAACATTATCCCCATGGGAAACCATTAAATGATTAGTCCCAGAAGATGTATGAAACCCCCAAAGACCTGTAGCGTTTGCACCAAGTTGATTTGCGTGCCAAGCATCTACTCCATTGCGTTGTCTCACCCCACCTTTAGGATCAACATCAATGTTTAACAAATCAGGAGATTCATTTTCCTTCATGGAAAATTGATCAGAGCGATAATTTAAACCGCCAGTAAAATCTTGAAGGGAAAGAGATTTATATCCTCGTTTAGCCATCCGTTACTCCCACGAGTAACGTAACCGACCCCAATGCCCCCAGTGTCTTAAATTCTGACGATTCAAAACCATAGGTTGAGTTAATGGAGTGCCCGCATAGCGTCTAGCCAAGTTATCTAACTCAACTGCAACAAGTTGATCATAGGTAGCAGCCATTTGAGGGTCTTCTTGTTGTTGATAAACACGCGCTATCGCATAATTCGCTACAACAATATGAAAAGGTTCAGGGAGATCAGGAGTTGCTGCAGTATCTGGGTTCACAGGATCAGAAGGAAAAGCAGTAGCGTTTCTGTATCCGCGAACATATATTTTTTCTACAGCACTTGGCGTAGGGTATAAACGAACTTGTTCTCCCCAATAAGCGAAATTCCAAGGTTCACCTGTGTCGTTACTGTCCAGAGGATATGCTTCATCTCCGTCATCACGACCTATCAAACCAATAACGTGATCTTCATTTCTTAAATGGGCGATATCACGCAAGCCCTGAGTAACTCCGTCGGAACCTGTTCCATTCCCAACAACAGTTTTTGTGTAATCTTTTTGATTAGCAACAGTGTTAAAAGAAGTTTCTACTTCATAAAAAGGCCAACGCCTTTCACTATAAGCGATTAAATTAAATCCTTCGCCAATGAAACGATCTAACACTGCGGTAGGAATGTCTGCAGAATCTAATTCTGCGACTCCTAAAACATGGTCACGTATTTGCTGCAATGTCATTGAAGACATTATTCAGCAGCCTTAAGTTTTTCTTGCTGGCGAGTATGACCAATACAAAATTCGCCACCATGAGCGGGGCGGGCTTTGCAACCCTCCCCGCTCTTGGTGAAACCTGCACACACAACTACAGGAGAATTATTAGAGTCTACTTTATCAGATTCTTTTGCATATCCTTGAACGATTCTAGAATTAGCAGACAAACCTTGACGAGTGTCATGTTTACGGCCACTCAGAGATTGAGAAGCAACAGCCCCTTTTCTGTAAGCAACGGCGTTAGCAACACCCATAATAGACTCCAATCAAACTAAGCAGTTTTTGCGCTAAGGAGACCTTGACGTGAGCGGTTGCTGCAGGTCAAGTTTCCGTAGGACAGAATTTGTGCATAACGTGCGTCAACATTGTGACGGCGTACAAATGGAGTTGGTTTAAACCAAACATCTGTATGAGCCACAAGACGAAGGTACTTTGAGTTAAGGAAGTACATTACGCCTGATGCACATGATGCATCAAATGTTACAGGAGCACCTTTGAAGAGCAAGTTTTGGAAACCTGCATCTGCAAATTCGGTGTCTGTATAACGCATGTTATTATCCATTAAATCTTCGTACGCTTCGTACAATGTTTGAGTAGTAAGTACAAGGTTTGGTTGGTCGTTACCAACGGAAACGCTGTTATAAGCGGTTCTCATTTGAGCAACAGTTAACGATCCACCTGTACTATCTTCGTAGGAAGCCCAGAAACTGTTTCCAGAACCTGTTGGGTCAATCCCACCAACGGTGCCTTCAGAATCAACAAGGTCTGGGAGTCCGTTCCATGCACGTGACCCACCAGTTGAAATAACCATGTCTGAATCTGCATCAGTTGTTGCTGAAGCAGTGTGCATCATGGTGTTCATTTGTTCAATGATTGATTCCTCTGCAGCCATAATGCGACCTTCAAGAAGGTCAATTATTTCTGCTTCACCATTGTTTTTGGCTTCTTCAATGCCGTTGATGACAATGCTGGCA